CCAAGGTATCCCCGCCGGGTAGTACTTCTCAAGGAGAATGCAGAATGGAAGGCACGCTGATCTCTCTACTGATATTCGTGGTCATACTGGGGGTGATCTACTACATCCTCACGCTGATCCCTCTGCCGCAGCCGTTCAAGAACATTGCGCTCATCATCATTGCCGTGATCGCCCTGCTCTACCTCGTCGGCATGTTCACCGGGTACAGCCCTTCGTTTAGACGATAGCCACAACGACTCTGACCTAATCCTGCGACGCCTTCGGGCGTCCCTCATGAGGGCGATCGGAAGATCGACCCTGGCTAGGTCAGAGTATTTTCTTTCTACATACAGTGGTAGCTCCCAATCAGGAGACTGAAATGCCGAAGCGAATGAGCGCCATCGAGCGTATCGAGATCCGTGGCGGTGACGCCAGCACGAACCCGCGCAACCGATTCAAGGTGCCGAGCGCGCGATGGAACCGCTGGAGCGACACTGCCCGGTGCGTGTTCAACAGCGTGTTCATGCAAGCGAAGGACAGCCAGATGCTGTACCTGCACCCCAAGACCGATCCGGTGCCGAAGGTGCAGTGGCAGACCACCGCGTGGAATGTAGCGTGGATCGCGGCGGATGCGGTGCAGGATGTGATGGAAGCGCGGGCCGAGCACCAAAAGGCAGCCTGACCATGCCAGACTTGACAACAACCACGCTGGGCCGGTTCTGCCGCGAGCTTGCGGGCGGGCTCGACGATCTCTCCGTCATCCTCAAGGAGTGGCACGTCACGCAGGCCGACTGGGAGGGGATACAGTCGTCGCCCGCCTTCGTCACCGAGATGCGTCTGGTCGAGGCCGAGATGCGCGAACTGGGCAACGATGCGGGCTATGTATACCGCATGAAAAGCCTGTCCGAGCAGATGCTGCCCGAAGTCGTCAAGCTGCTGATGAGCGACCACACGACACCCACCATGAAGTTCGAGATGATCAAGTGGGTGGCGGAGATGGCGAGGCTCAAGGAGAAGCCCGTGCCGAAAGGCGAGTTCCAGGGGCCGCGAGGGCCCAGCGTCATCTTTAAATTCGGTGCGGGACTTCCGATACAAACCATGACCGTGCATGCGGGGGAGCAGGTTGTGGAGGAGCCGGTGCAGGAAACCCATAAAATTATGGGTGGATCACATGAAATCATGAGATTGGCCGAGGCGGAGCCTGTGGACAGAGTTGTTGACAACACGGGCTGGCCCGTATGAGCGCGGTTCTCGATGACCAACACAGTGACGTCCCCGAAGTTGTTTACACGCCGTCCCCGACTGCGCTCCGATTCCATAACGACGACTCTCTTGTCCGTGCAGTCATGGGCCCGGTGGGTAGCGGGAAATCGTCAATGGCGGCGATGGAGGTTGTCTTACGTGCCTTCCGCCAAAACGTTCATCGAGGAGTACGAACGTCCCGATGGCTCGCTGTCCGTAACACATACAACGAACTCAAAACGACGACGATTAAAACCCTGATGCACTGGATGCCGGAGGAGATCACCCACATCAATGCGAACTATCCCCCGGTGGCGCGGCTCAAGACCACCCTCCCTGACGGTACCGGCGTCGACCTTGAAGTGCTGTTCATCGCGCTCGACCAGACGCGCGACCTGGGGAAGATGCGATCGCTGGAGTTGACCGGCGTGTGGTTGAACGAAGCGTCGGAGCTTGAGAAGGAAGTCCTTGAATTTGCAATTCAGCGACGCGGACGGTTTCCGCCGACGGCATCGGGAGGGTTCAACTTCTCCGGCGTGGTGATGGACTACAACCCGGTGGCCGACGATCACTGGCTGTTTGACCTGTTCGAGCGAGATCCGTTGCCAGGGTACAAGCTGTTCCGTCAACCAGCGGCGATACTGAAAACGCCCAAGATCGACCCCAACACCGGCACGGCAGATCCGTTGCAGCACGTGTGGATCGGCAACCCCGAGGCGGAGAACATCGCCAACCTCGGCGAGGGATACAACTACTACCTGCAGCAGGTGCCGGGGAAGACCGACGAGTGGATCAAGGTCTTCCTGCTGGGCGAGTACGGGCAGTCGACGTCGGGCAAGGCGGTGTATGCCAACGAGTTCAGCGACTCCGAGCACGTGGCCAAGGCCGAGATCGGGATCGACAGGTACCTGCCGGTCATCGTGGGCTTCGACTGGGGGTTGAATCCTGCCGCTGTGTTCGGCCAGATGTCGCGCACCGGGCAGCTGTGCATCACCGACGAGCTTTTCCCTGGCGTTGACACGTCCCTGGAGGAGTTCATTGCCGAATATCTGGCCCCCACGATTAATGAGCGCTACCGAGGGTGCCGGATGGAGGGATTCGGGGACCCTGCCGGTCTAGGCCGTAGCCCGCTCGACAAGCGTACGCCGTTCATGCTGATCAATCAGGCCGGGATCGCCTGCAGGCCCGCTCGAACCAACGACTGGATACCCCGTAGGGACGCTGTGGCGAGCTTTTTGATGCGTCGGCAGGGATTCACCCTCTCCCCCCGGTGCAAGATGCTCAGAGAGGGTTTTAACCGGGGCTACCGGTACGGTGTGATCCAGACCACGGGCACATTCCGTAACCGTCCGGAGAAAAACAAGTTTTCGCACCCCCACGACGCGCTCCAGTACCTCGCTTTGGGGATGAAACATGCTAACACGTACTCCTCGACAGTCACGGTGACTGCAGGAGGGTCGAACGGGACTTCCTTCTAGCGCAGGTACGTGATAACGTCCGCGCCAACGTCGGTGGGCGACGTCTAGGAGGATTGGATGGCGCTCGCAGGCGGATGGAACGGGCAGGTGATCGGCGGCGGCGCGGGCCCAGCGGCTCCGATGGGGGGAGTCACCCCCGGGGGCAGCAACCTGCCCATGAACGTCCCTCTCAAGACCACCAGCACCTCCAGCAAGACCCCATCCATCGATCCGTACGGCTCCGACCCCACTTCGGCGGGCAGCGAGATGTCCACCTGCTCGCTTGGCGCGTATGCGCGCGAGCAGTTCGTCCTGGCGCGGAACTCGCGCACCATCGTCGATACCCTGCTCTTGCAGAACCTGCGCCAGCGGCGCGGCGAGTACGACCCCGACGAATTGGCGATGATCAAGGAGAGCGTGGTCACGTTCTTCAACATCACTGCAACGAAATGCAGGGCAGGTGAGGCATGGTTGACCGACATCCTCACTGCGTCCGGAGACAGGCTGTACCAACTCGATCCGACACCGATCCCGAACGTGCCGCAGTTCGTGAAGGATATGGTGACCGAGCAGATCAAGAAAGAGATCACCATGCGTGGCGGTGGCATGCCGCCCGAGCAGGTGGTGCGCGATCGCATTACCGAGTTGGCCGATGTAGCGTATCGCTCGCTGATGGAGCAGGCACGCTCTGGCACCGACAAGATGCAGCGCAAGATCGACGATCAACTCGCCGAGGCTGACTTCATCGCGACGCTGCAGGCGTTCATCTCCGACCTGATGGTGTATCCGTTCGCGGTGTTGAAGGCTCCCGTGGTTCGACGCAAGAGACGATTGCGGTGGGAGGGTGGTGAGCCGATCGCGACGACCGAAGCGCAGCTGACCATCGAGCGTGTCAATCCGTTCGACTTCTACTTCGCACCGTGGACGACAGGACCGCAGACCGGGTTCATCGTCGAAGTCATGCACATGGCGCGGCAGGAGTTGGTCGATTGCAAGGGGATGCCGAACTTCGACGACGACAAGCTGCAGCAGGCGCTGTCGATCTACCTCACCGGGCACCAAGTCCTCACCGAGACGACCACGCAGCGCGAGGTGCTCGAATGGCAGACGCTGCTGACCCTCACCACGGGCGACACGCTCGACGTGTTGAATTTCTGGGGCAGCATTCGCGGCGATCTCTTGAAGTCGTGGGGGATCAAGGTCGAGGATGAGCAGGCGACCTACGAGGCAGACATCTGGGTGCTGGGCGGGATCTGCATACGTGCAGTGCTGAATCCGGACCCGATGAAGCAGCGGCCCTACTACGTGACGAGCTACGAGAAGGTGCCTGGGTCGATGGTGGGCCGGTCGGTGGGCATGCTGATGCGTCCGAACCAGCAGATCATCAACTCAGCCTACAGAGCACTTCGACGAAACATGGGCCTTGCATCGGGACCGTTCGCGGAAGTGGACCAGTCGCGGCTGGGCGGGCAGCAGGCACCGGAGGAGATCATGCCTGCGATGGTGAAGGTGGTGGAGCCGGATCTCATGGGGCGCGGCGGCACGGCGTACCACTTCCACAAAATCGACTCGCATGCACAGGAGTTGGAAGCGCTCATCAACGAAGAGATCAAGAAATGCGACGACGCGACGGGTATCCCCGCTTATGCGTATGGCAACCCCCAGGTTGCTGGTGCTGGACGCACGGTTGGTGGGCTAGCGATGTTGATGGGGAATGCTGCAAAGGGAATCAAGCAAGTCATCGTTAACATCGAGCAGGACGTGCTCGATCCGATGATCACCGCGTTCTACAACTACAACATGCTCTACGATCCGGATCAGGCGATCAAGGTCGACGCGCAGGTGCAGGCCAAGGGGCCGACGTCGGTGCTGGCGCGCGAGACGGCGGCGGCGAAGCGGCTGGAGACGCTGCAGGTGGTGGGTCCGTTCATTCCGACCGGGATCATCCCGAAGTCGGGCTTGGCCACACTGTTGCGCGAGGTGCTCAAGTCGTCGGATCTGCCGGTCGACAAGATCATTCCCGATCCGGAGCTTGAGGCGCAGCTGCAGGCGGTGTCGGGTGCACCACCGGGGATGGAGGGGCAGCCACCGCAACCAGGGCAGCCCCCCGCACTTGGCGCACCACCCCCACCGCAGACTCCTGGCGCACCGCAGATGGTGCCGCAAGCGCCGGGACAGGGCACAGGACTGGTACCACAACCGGATGGGCGTAGTGGACCCGCAGGTGCGGTTACGCAGCAGTTGAATCAGGGAGGTTTGTAATGCCCATCTCCGGCCCGACAATCCCGCAGCGGCGGCATAACGCCACCAATCCCAAGCTGCTGTTGCCCGTGCTCGATGCGCAGGGTGCGCCGATTCTCGACGTGACGGGGTGGGTAGGTGTGTCGTATCCGTTCTGGGTGACGACGCAGCCGATGACATTGCAGGCCGCTGACTTCAGCGATACCGATTACGTCGTCGACATCGTGTACGTGCAGGTGTCGCCGGATAACGGCGTGACATGGCAGGACCTGTGGATACATGGCACGCCGGTCACGCTGCAGGAGTCGAACTCGCTGACCTTCATCAGCGTGCCGGGGATGTACCGGCTGTTTCGTACCGGGGCGTATCCGATCGATGGCGTGGCGACCGAGCTTGGCACGAGCATCGTCAGCGGCAGCTACAACACCTCGACGCATGATCCCGCAGTGCCGATGACGCCGATCGTGGGCGGTGTCGGTGCGACGGGTGCGACGGGACCCACGGGGCCGACCGGGTTGATCGGCAACATCGGGGCGACGGGCCCCACGGGTCCGACGGGTGCCACGGGTGCCACTGGACCTACGGGTGCGGATTCGACGGTAGTGGGACCGACAGGGGCTACGGGCGCGACAGGACCGACAGGACCCACGGGTGCAACGGGGCCGACAGGACCTACGGGTGACACGGGCCCCACTGGGGATGATGGTGGTTCGTCCAACGTGTGGTTGTATCGCGCGAAGGTAACCATCATTACAGGAGATCCCAGTTCTGGTTTCCTTATTTGGAACAACGCGACGCAGATCAGTGCGACGCAGATCAATGTTCACTCACGCACCGATACCAATGTCGATATCGAGGCGTTCTTCAATCTGGTGACTGCGAGTGATCGCCTGTTGATTCAGCAACGCAATAACAGCGCGAATTATCAGGTGTTCATGACGACTGGATTGCCGACGATCGTCAATCCAGGCACGGCGAACGCGTATGCAGAGTTGCTGGTGTCCTTTGTTACCAGTGGTGGTACTGGCACTACCAATTTTCCCGGCAATACGCCGGTATTGCTGGCGATCCTTACCGACGGTCCGATTGGGCCAACGGGTCCCACGGGTCCGACGGGTGCAACGGGTGCCAATTCCACGGTTCCCGGGCCAACGGGTCCGACGGGTCCGACGGGTTCGACGGGTCCGACGGGTGCGACTGGACCTACGGGTCCGACTGGACCTACAGGCCCAACAGGTGCCACTGGTCCGACGGGGGCAACAGGCGCGACAGGGGCTACGGGTCCGACGTATCTTCCTCCGAACGAACAGTCAGCGAACTACACCACCGTGCTGGGTGATCAGGGTGGCATGATCAACCACCCATCGACCGACGCGAATGCACGCACGTTTACGATCGATGGGTCGCTAGCGTACAACGTGGGCGGTACGATCACGTTTACCAACCGAACGTCGCAGGTTCTTAGCATCGCCATCACGACCGATGCAATGACACTAGCAGGTACGACGACAACGGGTACGCGCTCGCTTGCGCAGAATGGAGTGGCTACCGCGCTGAAAGACAAGGCGGGTATCTGGCTGATCAGCGGGACGGGGTTGACGTAATGCTGATCGTCCCTGAACAGCGTCGTATATGGACGCCACACCAACAGCAACAAGCTGCGCCGCACGCAGCGCTGTTGATGACGACGGGTGCCCCACCCGATCCATATTTTGGAAACGTGGTCAACCTGACGACGTTCGATGGTGCCAACGGCGCGACGACGTTTCCGAATTTGGCGACGACTGGCGCTGGTCCCGCGTTTGCGGTGTTCTCCGGCACGCCCGCGCTATCGAATGCTTACGCGGAGTATGCGTCGCAGGCGACGTCACTGGCAACGACCCGTGACAATATGGTGGATACGGGGACCAACGCAATCTACAACATGCCGCAGGGGGATTTCACCCTCGAAATGTCGATGATGGTGCGGGATACCGGCACCGCCGGTAATGCGGTGGTTTGGGAGTTTCTTCATTCTGGGTCGGGGCGCGTGTTGTGGGGGTACATCCCATCCAAGTCTTCTCCTAATTACCGAGCTAGTGCCGAAGTAACCAGCTATGCGAGTTTAGGAACTGGAAGTAATTCAGTGCCACTCGACGCTTGGCACAAACACGCGGTTGTGCGCAGTGGAGTTCTCGCGTACTACTTCATTGACGGAGTGTTGCAGGGGTCGTCGGCGAACATCAGCGGCTCAGGCAACGCAAGTGGTACTACAGCGATCAACCTCGCCGCGCGTTCCCCCAACGCCATAGCGAGCATCTACTTTGCCAACTTCCGATATACCAAGGGGGTTGGGCGGTATACGGCTAACTACACTCCGGCCACTGGGCCGTTCCCGACGAGTTGAAGGGCGCACATGCCAATCAGCACAATCAGCAAGCCGTACACCGCAGCGAATCCGAACACCACAGACTCGGCGTGGAGGTTCTTTCCGCAGCGGAGCGGTGCGAGCGAGTCCAATGTGTTCGTGGTGGTCGACCAGCCGATGGTGGTGTGGGCTGCAGGGCTCGCAGGGGATGATGCAATTGCGTTGCAGGTGACGCCGGATGGCACGAACTTCACGGACTTCTACCTGTTCGACGTGCCGGTGCAGCTGACGATCACCAACGTGCTCATTGTGATCAAGGTTCCGGGGAAGTATCGGTTCCGCAAAGCGGTGGGCGGGTCGTCGGCAGTCGTGACAGGCATGCCGAGCACGATGACGCATGACCCCGACATTCCACTTACGCTGCCAGCAGCGGGTGCAACGGGAGCAACTGGTGCTACAGGCCCCTCTGGTCCGTTCGGGGGTGTCGCGCTTGTCGGTGAGCTTCGTGATTTGAGCTTGTCGACGACGGCAGATCAGGCGATCGAGATACTCGCGACGCGGTACCTCATCCACAGCATCATCGTGAACAACCGCAGCAACGATGACGAAGTGCCACAGGGCGGCATCTACACCGAAGCGAACAAGACCGGCGATGCGCTGGTGGATGCGTCGCAACTGTACGCGGCGGTGCATCCATACGAGAACATCTTCTGCACGATGACCACGGAAGGTGGCTACGTGCGCGAGGAGACGGAGATCTACTTCTCGCTGACGGTGGCGGTGGCGACGCTGACGGCTGACATCTTCGTGTACGCCTACGTGTTCGATACCGAATAGCATGGCCATCAACACACGCCGAACCAGTTGCGCGCCGCCTTCTCCGTTGTGCGGTGGGTGTGGTGAATGCAGCGAGTGCTGCCAAGCTCCTGTTGGTGCGACGGGCCCCACGGGTCCTGCAGGGCCGACGGGCCCCACTGGCGCTGGCTCCGATATACCGGGACCCACTGGTCCTACTGGCGCAACGGGCGCAACGGGCCCCACGGGCGCTGCTGGTCCGGGTGGTGGCGATACCGGCCCCACAGGCCCGACTGGTCCTACAGGTGCGACCGGGCCTACTGGTGCTGCGTCCACGATTACAGGTGCGACGGGTGCCACTGGCCCCACTGGGCCGACGGGTGGCGCGTCGGGTGTGCCGGGTCCGACGGGTGCTACCGGGCCGACAGGTGTTACGGGTGCCACGGGTGCTACGGGCTCACCAGGGATTCTCTGGGACGGTTCGTTGATTGGGTATACGACGTGGAACGCAGGCGCTAACTTCGGTATTTTGCAGAATTTTCCGAGCGGCACACTGATCGCGTCAGACGCAGGTAGCGCGCTGTTGAACAGCGGGTACATGCGGATCACCACGGGGGCGGTATCTCAGAGCGATGCCGGTGGTGCGATCAATACGCTGCTCAACCCCATGTGGTGGCGCGGGGATGCGGTAGATCGCGGGGTGTGGGAACTCGATATCGATCTTGCGATCGTGCAGGCGCAGTCGACGATGAAGATTGCCTGCGGGCTTTTTGCGACAGGCGTAGCGCCCCCGCTAGGGGCAACGTTTGAGCCATCGGCGAATGTCAACTGTATCTTCCTTGGCGCGGATTCGGGTGACGCGAACCTGCAGATCATGTACAACGACGCGTCGGGCGCGTGTACCAAGGCGGA